AATTCTGGGTTAATTGATTCTAATACAGGCTTACCGAAAAGCTATTTACATAAATGCGTCAAATTAGTTAATCAGTTAAAAATGGCTGAAGACGCAATGATTATCTACCGTTATACTAGAGCTCCTGAACGCCGTATCTTCTACATTGATGTTGGTTCTTTACCTAAAATCAAAGCAGACCAATATGTTCAAGATACAATGGCTCGCTTTAGAAATAAACTGGTGTATAATTCTACTACAGGCGAAATTGCCGACGACCGTAAATCTCCTTCGATGATCGAAGATTACTTCTTACCTAGAAGAGACGGCTCTAAAGGTACGGAGGTTGTACCTCTTCCAGGAGGAGCTCAACTTGGACAAATTGATGATGTTGTATTCTTCCAAAACAAACTTTATAAATCTTTGAATGTTCCTGTCTCAAGGTTAACTCCTGAGACAGGTTTTAGCATTGGTCGTTCTGATAGTATATCAAGAGATGAAGTTAAATTCTCTAAATTTATTACTAGATTAAGATATAAATTTTCGGCTTTATTCGTTGATTTATTAAGAGTCCAAGCTATTGGTAAGGGTATTTTAAGTCAAGATGATTGGACAGAAATTGAACAATTAATTCATTTTGAATTTATGGAAGACAATCATTATTCTGAATTAAAAGATAATGAGATACTCCAAGGCAGAATTCAAACCTTACAATTAATAGATCCTTATGTAGGTAAATACTATTCGCTTGATTGGGTTCGCAAAAACGTATTACATCAATCTGAAGAAGAAATTAAACAAATAGATAAAGAAAATGCGGAGAATCCAGTTCCGACTGTAGATGAAACGCAATAACAATAAAAGGATTAACACATGAATAATGATTTATTAGATGCTATTGAACAAGGTAACGTTGACGCGATCCAAGAAACGTTCAACGCGATTATGGCAGATAAACTTCAAGAAAATTTAGATTACTTGAAACTAAATATCTCTAAAACGTTATTTTCTGACGCGGAAGAATAAATATGGCTGTCACTAAAACTATTATCAAAGCCTCTGAAAAAGAATGCTTTGTTAAAATAGCTGGAGATGATGGCACTTCAATAATTAGTTTAGATACAGACCTTAAAGTAGATAACGAAACCCTTTCGACGAATCCAAGACAAGTTAACATTGCGGCTCTTCAATGGACCGGCGAAACGAAAAGTGATATTTCTATTGTAAGAAATTCAGTTACCGTTTTCACTCTTAACTGCGGAGCTTCTGGGTTCTTTGATATGTCAGGTGCTATGATACCTCCTGATGCTATTGAAAATGCTTCTAATATTGAAGTTACTATTTCGGGCGGAGTAGCTCAACTCTGGTTAAGATTAAGAAAAATAGATGGTTACTTACCTAACATAGAAACTAGCATTTATGGTTCTTATGATGATCAATCTGTACATGGAGCGTAATCATGAAATTATTTACTGATTTGTCCGAAAGTGTATCTTATTCTATCCTTGAAGGTACGGATAAACAGAAAAGCTATTACATTGAAGGCGTTTTCGCTCAGGCTGAAACTCCTAATAGAAATGGCAGAAACTATCCGTCTCCTATCATGGAAAGGGAAGTTAATAACTTCCAATCGCTAATTAAAGAAAATCGTTCAACCGGCGAATTAGGTCACCCAGACACAATGACGGTTAACCCTGATAGAATTTCTCATAAAATTACTGAATTGCGTTTTGAAGGAAAAAAAGATGTATTCGGTAAGGCTAAAATTCTTGAATCTATGCCTCAAGGTGCTATCGCTGCGGCTCTACTGAAAGAAGGGATTAAATTAGGCGTATCTACCAGAGGGATTGGTAGCCTAAAACAACAAGACGGGGTTAACCAAGTCCAATCTGACTTCTTTCTTAGAACAATAGATATCGTTTCTGAACCGTCTGGAATTGATTGCTGGGTTAATGGAATTATGGAAAATGCTGAATGGGTTTTGATTAATGGACATTATCAACCTATGTATGCTGAACAAACTAAACAAGTTATTGCTAAAGCGTCTTCAAGAGATCTTCAAAAGGTTTGCCTCGAATCGTTTGAACTATTTCTTAAAAATGTAAAATAACTAAATATACAATAAAGAATATTAAATTAGGGGAAATTGATGTCAATTAAAGAAAAATTACACGAATCCTTAGTTAATGAAACCACATTAGCTGATGTTTCTATTGACGGTTTACTTGAAGGGTTTGATGCTGAACTCAAAAGTCAATTAGTCGAAGCGTTTGAATCTGCTGTAGTTGAACGCGCAAAATCAGAAGTACAAGTTATTGAAGAAATGTATGAATCTAAATTCAATAAATTAGAAGAATCTTATGAAATCAAATTCGACGAATTATCGGATACCTATGAATCTAAATTCGAAGAATATACAAGTTCTTTAGATGAAAGTGTTGATGACTATCTAGGTTATGTTTCTGCTGAATGGCTAAAACAAAATGCTCTTGCCGTTGATACTGAAATCGTTGAAGGTTTCATTTCTGGCTTAAAAGGTCTATTCGAATCTAGCTACATTGAAATTCCTGAATCTAAAGTCGATGTAGTCGCTGAACAAGCTGAACAAATTGAAACTCTACAAGCAAAATTAAAAGAAGCTGTTGATACCTCTATCCAATACAAACATAAATTAGATGAATCGGCTCGCGCTTCAATCGTTGAAGAATTTACTTCTAAACTCGTTGATACTGATGCAGAACGTTTCCGTGAACTTGCTGAAGAATTATCCTT